ATTTTAAAAGAAGATGATGGACTGTTTTATTTTGAATGGGAAGGACAAAAGCATGGTTTTACTAAAGAAGAAAACGCTGAAATAGCACTTAACAGATTTAAAAATGGCGAATAGCATAGAAGAAGCTTTGAAAAAAGCAGTTGAGAAAACAGACTCAACAAAAGTTGTCGAAGGAGAAGGCGCAGAGCCCTCAAAAGAACTTTCAGCAAGAGTTAAAAAACTCATGGCTAGAAAGACAAACCTAAGACGAGCACGCAGACAAAAACTACCTAAAATACTAAGATGAAGAAAAAGCTTTCCCACGAGGAACGCTATAAGATCTGCAAAAAATGCCCAAACCTAGATAAAAGGTGGAAGGTATGTAAAGTTTGTAATTGTTTTATGCCCCTCAAAACTAAAATAAGATGGGCAGAGTGTCCTGAGGAACCACCTCGATGGACATAGGGAGAGAGCATGCCTTATCATTACGGAATGGGGAAGAAAAAGAAGAAGAAGAAACGTGGCAAGAAGAAGAAAAAGTAGAAGTACTCGAAAAAGGAGAAACATACCTACTAATTCAAAACTTTATTCACGAGTAAAAGCCGCAGCAAGAAGAAAGTTTGCGGTATATCCAAGTGCTTATGCTAATGCCTGGCTTGTACGAGAGTACAAAAAACGTGGGGGTAGATACCGTCGTGGCTAAAAAACGAAAAACGCTAACAAAAAGACAACAAGCTACTATGAAAAGACATCGTCGTCATCATACTAGAAAGCACATGGCATTTATGAGAAAAGAAATGTTAAAAGGTAAAACTTTTACACAGGCTCATAAATTGGCTATGAGAAAAGTAGGACGATAATGGCTAGAGCAGGTGGATTAACTAAATGGTTTAAACAAAAATGGGTAGATATTGGTCGTCCTAAAAAGAAAGGCAAGTATCAACCTTGTGGTAGAGGAAAAGCAAAAACTTCCAGAAAAGGCTACCCTAAATGTGTACCTCTAGCTAGAGCTAGGACTATGAGTAAAGCTCAAAAGAAGTCAGCTGTTCGTAGAAAACGAGCAGTAAGACAAGGAGTGAGAGGTAAACCAACAAATGTTCGAACAATCGCAAAAAGAAAAACTAGACGAGGTAAGAGATAGAGAACGTCAGTTCGCTGACTGGGCCTTAAAAAGAGTATCTCAAGGTGATTTTCGGGAAAATTATTATAAATTATTAAAACAATTCGAGGAAGAAAATGGTAGAATGGTTAAAGATTAAATGGACACAATTTGTGAACATTGTCTCAGGAAAAGATAAGAACTGGGACGGCCAAGTGGATATCAAAGATAAAATGATTGAAGCGGAAGAAAAAGCTAAAAGCTAAAATTCATTAGCTAAGTCATACAAGGACTAGCATGAACAAAAAAGAAATTATAAACGAAATACTGGGAGTAGTAAATCTATCTCACCAGTTTCGTACAGCTCTTGAACACAAATTAAACTGGGGAATAGAGCTTAGAGAATTATTAAATTCTCCTAATAATAACAAAGAATTATTAAAAACTCATTTAAAAAATGGGACGGAACAGAGTTAAATCTGTTTAGGAAAAGAAAATGGCAAGACAAGGCGGATTTCTTAGCGGACCAAGTGTACATGGTACATCAAAGTTAGCTAAACATAAATTAAAAAGAGGTGTCACTAGAGACATGAACGCAGCAGCAGGAAATTTTGTAAATACAAAGACTCCTATGTCCACTCCAGGTGGATTCTATGGCTCTGCACCGAAAGCAATCGGACCAAGATTCGGCAAAACTACTAACCCAAAGAGGGCTAGGTTTGGTAAGAAAGGTGCAGGTCGAATACTACGTAGAAGATAAATATTATTCATAAAGACTTTCATAAAATGATGAAAGCAGGACGACTTAATAAAGTCGTGGACTTATTTTACAATGGCACTGACAACAAGCGAAAAAGCAAGACTAAAAAGGGCAGGACTAAGCGGTCTAAATAAACCGAAAAGAACCCCCAAGCACCGAACCAAAAAAGCTGTAGTAGCTGTAAGAGTTGGTGGTAAAATAAAAATAATTCGTTTTGGAGCGCAAGGCATGGGGCACAACTATAGTCCTGAAGCCAGAAGAAGTTTCAAAGCGAGACACGGAAAGAATATCCGAAAAGGAAAATCTTCCGCAGCCTATTGGGCAAACAAAGTATTTTGGGCAGGTAAAGGTGGTTCTAAGAAAAGACCACCTCGATCCCAAAAAAGAAGATTTGGAAGTAAAAGAAGAAAAAGATGACAGTACCAAAAGTAATAGATAGACGAGCAGTGTGGCTAGAAGGATTATCCTTGCATGCCGCAGAAGTACTCAAAAAACTTCAGACACGACAAGTGAATGGAATAACTCCATCTGAAGCTGAGACTGATATTATTGATTTATGTGGTGGTTATCTTTATCTTTTACAACTTGCCAAAGAACACGGACTCTTTGATTCCGACGATCCCTTTAACCTATTTGAAAAAGAGACCTTACATTGATTGAAATAAGTCGTTCCGATGTAGTGCAAGACTACTTAATGGACATGAACCCAGAAACTCGTTTTATTAAGTTACCTATTGAAGGGTATCTTAACTTATTAAATGTCACACCAAATACTTCACAAACTGCAATTATCAATGCAATCAACAATCCCAAATATCGTTTCGTATGTGCAGCAGTATCACGACGACAAGGAAAAACTTATATAAGTAATATTATAGGACAGTTAACTTGTTTAGTGCCTGGAGCTCATGTACTATTAATGTCACCTAACTACTCATTATCTCAAATCTCATTTGACTTACAGAGAAATCTCATCAAGCATTTTGACTTAGAGGTAACACGAGATAACGCAAAAGATAAAGTTATTGAACTATCAAACGGTTCTACTATACGAATGGGTTCTATCAATCAAGTAGATTCAGTAGTTGGTAGAAGTTATGATCTCATTATATTCGATGAAGCAGCATTAACAGATGGACGAGATGCTTTTAATGTTGCACTCAGACCTACACTAGACAAAGAAAACTCAAAAGCAATTTTTATATCTACTCCACGCGGTCGAAATAATTATTTTGCTGAATTTTATTACAGAGGCTACTCAGAAGAGTTTCCAGAGTGGTGTAGTATAAAAGCAACATATCATGAGAACCCAAGAGTAGCAGATGCAGATATTGAAGAAGCTAAAAAGACAATGTCCCAAGCAGAATTTAATCAAGAATACATGGCAGACTTTAATGTATTTGAAGGACAAGTATGGGCATTTAATCACGAAGAATGCACAGCAGATTTAAAAGAACTAGATACTAGTCAAATGGATGTCTTTGGAGGACTCGACGTAGGGTATAAAGATCCTACTGCATTTTGTGTTATTGCTTACGACTGGGATAAAGAGAAGTACTACTTAGTAGATGAATATATGAATGCTGAACGTACTACAGAACAACATGCTATAGAGATACGAAAATTAATTGATAAATGGGACATTGACTGGATTTATATTGACTCTGCAGCACAACAAACAAGATACGACTTTGCACAAAATTATGATATTAGTACTATCAATGCAAAGAAATCAGTATTAGACGGAATCGGGCATGTCGCAGGAATTGTAGACAATGATGATCTTATTGTAGACCAAACTTGTAAACAAGCGCAAATGTCACTAGATCAATACCAATGGGATCCGAATCCTAATTTATTAAAAGAAAAACCAAAACACAATATGTCATCCCATATGGCTGATGCTTTACGATATGCACTGTATACATTTGAAACTACAGCCACTACGTTTTAATAAGACCTGTAAAAAACAGTTCTTGACATATGATGTGACTTTTTGGTATAATTCTAATTAAGAGTTGAAATATGAAATTAAAAAGAGATTTAGTTAAATATGTACGAGACAAGGCTAAATCCAAATATAAGAAACAAAGTAGTTGTTATATTTGCGAAAGCAATATAGACTTAGACTTTCATCACTACTACGGACTGACTGAATTACTAGAAACTTGGTTGAAAACAGAAAAATATACTATAGAGAATGAGCAAGACATACTAGCACTTCGAAAGTCCTTTATTGATGATAACTGGGAGAAAGTGTATAATTACACAGTAACGCTCTGCCATAAGCATCATTTACGATTACATTCAATATATGGAAAAAGACCCAAATTGATTACAGCAGAGAAACAAAAACGTTGGGTCGAGAAGCAGAGACAAAAATATGGCATGGTACGATAGAATTTTAGGAAGAAGCGATGAAAAGCTTAATCCTTCACAATATGTTATTTCAAGAAACGAGGGTTTAACTGTAGACTCGCGTGAAATAGTTACAAACTATCGTAATGCATATGAACAACTAGAAATTGTCAACAGAGCAGTAAATATGATTGTTGATGATGTTTCTGAAATACCTTTTTCAGTTGGGGAGAAAATAACTGGAACAAATAGTATACTAAAACAAATTCGTAGATCAAAAGTTAACTTACTTTTA